AACTCACGCTGCAGATTTTCGTACTGGAAAATTATATAAACTAAAAAAACCATTCAATCCCAAAACAGGAGAACCTTCTGAAGTAGATGTGGCTACTGGCATAATATGGACAACGCCGGTTGACCCCGCCCGTTCAGATAGACAACAAGTTCTAGCAAATATTCGAATGTGGACTGACGATAAAGTATTTGACAGAATTACAAGTCAAAGATTGCAAATTTACGAAACAATGGATAAGCTAATTGACCAAGCTAACCTTCGTGTAACTGAAGCAAAAGAACTATATCGTGGCGTTTATTTTACAAATAAAAATATAGACTACGCAAAATCATTTATAAAATTGATAACTTCTGGTGGTACCATTGAACTCCCACCGTCAGGATTTACCACAACACTTAAAGTGGCAATGGATTTTGCAAATATTGGTGACCCACAAGTATCTGTTATTCTTCGCGCTCTTCCTCCAAAAAAAGGATTTCGAGCAATGCATCTCGCTGGTATTCCACGAAACGCTCACGAAAAAGAATCTGAAGTGGTTACTCGGTCGTCAAAGTTCCAAATTATGAGTGTACTACAACAAGAAACCAGACGAGAAAAAACTATAACAGAACCAGACGGACGATTGATTAATGTCACATATACCGTTCAACTTCAACAGCTAGAAAAATAATATGAAAAAAATGACGATTGTAGATTTATTGATGGGTGATTCGATGCGGGGTACGAAAAAACTCCTTGACCGATTGGAAACAAAAAAGACCACTCCCACGGTAAATGAGAATACTTATATTAGTAAGGTTGACGCAAAGCGTATTTATGATAAGATGGGATATGACTTTGACTTCAACGAGTTTTTGTTGGGTATGAACACCGAATTAGAACATCAAGACGTTACTAAAGGCAATATCGTCAAGACGGCAAAGATAGCAGCGGCCCACTTGAAGGAGAAGCCAAATTATTATACTTTACTAAAAAAATATATTGAAACTAAAAACGAAGATATAAGTGGGACCGCAGGACCAACTTCAAGCGTATCAAGTTTAGTGGGTCCAGTTGGTTACATTAAAGGAGCACCAAAACCTAAAGATGTAAAAAAGATGCGTTCGCATCTCGACAAGGAGAAAAATTAATGATTCGCTTAAAAGATATATTAATAGAACACGGTAATAAAGAAAACCGTATCAACTTGATGAAATTAGAAGTGCTAATGGAGAAAATGTTGCCGGTGCTCGCTAAGAATAACGCAACAAAACTGACACAAATTTGCACAGAAATTCATCAAATGGCTACAAAACTTAATGAATTACCTTATACATTATGGAACGCATATCCAGAGTGGCCGGTGTTAAAGGTAGCATTAATATCTAAAATTGCTGAAGCTAAAGAAGAAGCTTCAAAATTATTAGAATCTGAAAAAGTCGATGTCCTTCCGTTTGTAAAAGCGTTGGACGAACTTATCGCAGACTAACATAAGTGAGGTTTTATGGCAGATAATACTGTATTTTCAAGACTTAAAAAATTATTTTCTACAAGTACCATCGTCAGAAATGTCGGTGGTAAAAAATTACGCATCGCTGACACAGACAACGTTCAGTCTTTTATCAATAGACGAGGTGTTGACAGATATACTCGCGTATATCAATCGGGAACTGGTGGATATGGTTCACATTACGGTAGAATGGAAACTGCAGCGGCATTTCAAGGCGCACGTCTCCAATTATTCCGTGATTACGATATGATGGATAATGATCCAATTATATCTTCTGTGTTGGACATTTACGCAGACGAATCTACAGTAAAAGACGAATTCAGTAAAATTCTTGCTATTAAAACTGATAACACACAAATTCAACAGATTCTAGAAAATTTATTTTATGATGTATTAAATGTGGAATTTAATCTCTGGCCGTGGATTCGCAATCTTACAAAATACGGGGATTTTTTCTTATATCTGGACATAGACCCAGAGTATGGTATCGTTAACGCTGTACCGTTATCAATTTACGAAACTACTAGAGTGGAAGGTGCGAATCCAGAAAATCCTTTTTCTGTAGAGTTTCACATACAAAATGATTTCTTGAATCTTGGAAAAAAGGAATTCGATAATTACGAAATTGCACACTTCCGTCTCCTTTCTGATACCAATTTCCTTCCATATGGTAAGGCAATGATTGAAGGCGGTCGTCGTGTCTGGAAGCAATTACAATTGATGGAAGACGCAATGTTAGTACATCGCATTATGCGTGCACCAGATAAACGTAAGTTTAAGATTGATATTGGTAATATTCCACCAAATGAAGTGGAAACATATATGCAGCGTATTATTGATCGCATGAAAAAGTCACCACTTATCGATCCAAAAACTGGTGATTATAATCTTCGTTATAACATGATGAACATTGTAGAAGATTTTTATATGCCCGTTCGTGGTAGAGATTCGGGTACTGACATTGAAACAATGCAAGGTCTACAATTTAATGCTATTGAAGATATTGAATACCTTCGTCAAAAGTTACTTGCAGCATTTAAAGTCCCTAAATCATTTATTGGATATGAAGAAGATATTAATGGAAAAGCTACATTGGCTGCACAAGACGTTCGCTTTGCTCGAACAGTTGAACGTATCCAACGTATCGTGGTATCGGAATTAACTAAAATTGCTATTATTCATCTATATGTTCAAGGATTTACTGACGAGGAATTGGTAAATTTTGAATTAGCATTAACAAATCCATCTACGCTTTACGAACAAGAAAAAATTAATATTTGGAAAGAAAAGTTTGCTTTGGCAAGAGATATGACCGGCGGACAAGCTCAAATTCTTTCACAAGATTGGGTATATAAGCATATTCTTGAAATGTCGCAAGAAGAAGTTGAAGATGAGCGTAAAAAAATAATGGACGATATTAAACGTGTTCAAGAACAACAAGCTGCGGCACAACCACAAGAATCGGGAACACAAGGTGGTGACGCTCCATCGGGTGAATTACAACCAGCAACTCCAGCAGATGCTGATGTTGAATTAGGACCAGACCCAGAAATGGGCCAAGAAGATGGTGTGGAACCAGAGGAACTCGACGATGTAAATGCTATTTTAAATTCGTTGGGGGAAGATATCGATGAAGATGAATCGATGGACGATGAACTGGAAGAAATTTTAGTGAAAAATAAAGTTGGTCGTCCCCGTGAAGGATTAAAATTTGGTACGGATAGACATCCGTTAGGTAGAGATCCTTTGGGGCATAAAGAAAATACCAAAACCTATAAAAGAAGTACACTTTCTACGGAAGCCAAGCAATTTCTAGACAAATTACCTAGAAAGGGTGTAAGTAAATACCGTCAGATGATTGCTGACAGCATTATTCCAGACACTAAATTGGACGGTTAGTATATGTCGATTATATTTACTTATATGATGGTTGTTTACTCGTTAAATACGGATAACATATGAGCCTCAAACACAATAAAATTAAGAATACCGGCATTTTGTTTGAATTGCTGGTTAGAAAAATCGCAACGGATGTATTAGATGGCAAACAAGATAGTTTTGCCATCAAATTGATGCGTGAGCACTTCCATCCAAAATCAGAACTTGGAAAGGAGTTGCAATTATATCGCACGTTTTTTAATACACCGAAGTTGACGGAAAGTAAAGCATTTAACATGCTTGATTTAATTGTTCAACGCCGCCGTAGTTTAAATGAAAAAGTACTTTCTGCACAAAAATTTCTTTTAATTAAAGAAATTAAACAAAATTGTGATTTAAAACAATTTCTAAACGGTCGTGTTCCTTCCTATAAAGTGTATGCATCAATTTATAAACTTTTTGAAAGTGGTTCTGATGATGTGATGCAATTGGAGGATGTGGTAAAATCACGCTTTTTGGTAGTGGAACATTTGCAAGGTATTTTTAAAGAAGAAGAAATTATTAAAGAAAGCTCATACGTTGAAGCACTTCGTGGTCAAGATGAAGAAATTCGTTATCTGTCATATAAATTTTTATTAGAACGATTTAATGAAAAATATAGTAATTTTAATGACAAACAAAAAGCATTACTTCGTGAATATATCAATAAAGGAACAGATGTTGAGCAGTTTAGAAAATATGCAATAGCTGAAGCAACGTTTTTAGAATCTCAAATTAAAAAACAAAGTGTAAAAATTAAAAACGAGGTAACTCGTATCAAACTACACGAAGTCGTTGCACAACTAAAAAATATACAAGCAAAACCAATCATTAAAGAAAACCACATCACAGCACTTCTTATTGCATATCAATTAGTACAAGATATGAATTCGTTGAGTTAATATATGGATAAAGAACAACGCCTCCGTGAATATATTCGAAAGATGGTTCGTGAATTAATGAATGAAATTTCAACTACTGCCGGTGTTCCTGGGTATTTAACTCCACATGCTTTTTCTGGGGAAAAAGATAGAACCGCATCAGTTGACCGTATGGCAAAACGCATCGGGTATACGCTGACAAATAAAGGTAAAAAAGACAATAAAGGTGATAAGTTAACCGAGTCTTATAATAAGTTAAAAGATGAGTTTAAGACTCTCACGGAAAACTATTACTATGAATATCGGAATGATACCAGTAAACTTCCTCATCAAAAGATTGGTACGGCTATCTCTGAATTAAACAAACAATTAAAGCTAGTAGAACGGGCTTTAAAAATGAATAGTCGTTTAAAGAAAGAGTACGGTATTTCAGACGACAAATTGTGGAAACGTACCAAACACCAAATGACCAAACTAGAAGGTAAGCTTGTAGAACTTGCCGGCCGCCTTCGTGAGATGAGAGGATAATATGAAAAAATCTCGTTTAATGGAAATTATTCGTGAAACAATCAACGAAGAATTGGAATTAGAATCACAAGCAAGTGATGATGCAAAGAAGCAAGGTTTAGTATATAGAGGATTTGGTCGTTGGGGTACAAAAGACAAAATAACCCATACAACCCAAAGTGGAAAACTTGTTCCATTAAAAGCTATGAATCCGTTAGCGGCTGATAAAGCAAAAAAAGCAAATCGTCCTATTGGTGCATCTACAATGGTAACTAAAACACCAGATCAACAACGACGACGAAACAGACCAGAACCAGAAAAGGATGCGGAATTTAACGCAATGGGAAAATACACCGGTACTGATGCGGGGAATAGAATTGCTGACAAAGTTATTAGTAAATTTTTTGATACTTCCGATGCATTATTAGGTAAGTACAAGTATTATGATGACATTCCTGCGGATGAATTTATTGCCGCAACGGGTATTCCAAGAAAGGCAGCAGTTTGGACAGCTCAAAATAACAATAGCTATGAACAACCATTTAGTTATGATTCTGAAACTGATACGTTTAGTATCAATGACCCATACGATATTTAATTATAGGAAAATATATGGCATTACTTTGTGAATATACTGAATTACAATACGACCGTAGTATTCTAACGGAAGCAATGGACAGTAACAAACCATTAGTTCTTCGTAATGTCGTATTACAACGTGCCGATGCCAAAAACCAAAACGGCCGAGTCTATCCAAAAGAAATTTTGATGCGTGAAGCGGCTATGTATAAGAAGAACTTTGTGGAAAGCCGCCGAGCATTAGGTGAACTCGACCATCCAGAAAGTCCAGTTGTCAACCTTAAGAATGTTTGCTGCAATATCGTCGGATTATGGACAGAAGGTGATGACGTTCGTGGAGACATTGAAATACTCACCACACCAACTGGTAATATTGTTCGTGAACTTATTAAGAACAATATCCGTCTAGGCGTATCGTCCCGAGGTATGGGTTCGGTAAAATCGCTTGGAGAAAACACCGTTGAAGTACAAGAAGATTTTTCGTTAATTTGTTTTGATATTGTTAGTAATCCATCAACTATTGGTGCATTTATCAACGAAAATGTTCAATCAAAAGTTGTTGCGCCTTATGACAATATTGACAAATTAATTCACGATTTCCTCAGCGAAATAAAATAAAAGGAGAAATATATGCTAGGATTTATACTTATACTCGCACTTTTTGTTGCAATTGCTTGGTATGTCATTAAGGATATGAATACTCCGTTAGTTAAGACCGTAAAGACAACTGCACAAAAAGTAGAAGATACCGTAGAAAAAGTAGTAGATGTCAATAAGGATGGTGTGGTAAATGTTGCTGACGTTAAAGCTGCAGCAACAAAAGTTAAAAGTGTAGCTAAAAAAGTAACTACAAGAAAGCCACGTAAAAAAAAGGACGTATAATATGATTGAAAACGTCGAACAGACGCTAAAACGTATTGTTGAAACGGATACACCAGACTTTGTAAAAGGTAAAATGGTAGATACGTTTACGGCAAATATGTTGATGACCGTGATTCGTAAATTAAACGAAGAAAACAAACAAAAACTGTTCGGTCGTTCAATTAATGAAATGGTAGCTGTTGCGTATAAAGTACTTACTTATTAAAAATGGCAAAGGGAAAGACTTTATTTGTAACAGATTTTGATGATACCTTGGCACGCACAGATGCCAAGGTTATTGTCGTTAGAAATGGTAATCGGATAGAAATGGATCCAGCTGAATATGCTACATATGAAGAACAGCCGGGCGATCAATTTGATTTTTCAGAATTTGAGCAATTAAAAAATCCACGACCAATTCAACGATTTGTTAAATTATTAAAAGCTGCAGTAGAGAGCGCAGATAAAGTTGTGGTTTTAACGGCCCGAGGGCATACTAGACCAGTTGCACAATTTTTAAAAATGATTGGAATTCGTTCGGGTAGTGTTGCAATTGCGGCACTGGGAGATTCCAACCCAGAAAAAAAAGCAAGATACATAGAAAAACAAATACAAGACGGATACACTAGAGTTGCATTTGTTGACGACTCACCAAAAAATATTGAAGCAGTCAATAAATTAAAAGCAAAATATCCAGACGTTAAGATGTTGGTGCATCAAGTAAAAGAACCTGAAGAACCTACAACATCTCCTAAAAAAGAAGTTGAACTTCGTCCTATTAAAAAAGGTGATGACGATTACGTACAAGCAGACGAGTGGATACGTACCCAACATTATCTCAAAAAATGGCCAAAGTCTGTTCAATCCACATTAGGCGTATATGTTGATGGTAAATTGTCGGGAACATTGGTCTATGGTATTGGGACAAGAGGGCAAGCGGCAACCGATATTTTTGGACCAGGTGTGATGGCAAACAATCAACTGTGGGAACTTCAACGGGCGTTCACTACTGACGAAGCAAAACAATTAGTACCAAATCTTGGGTCAATGGTAATATCGCGTGGTAATGAATACATTCGTACAAACGCAAAAACTAAAGACGGTAAACCAGTAAAAGCAATTGTATCCTACGCAGACAGCGCACAAGGTCACGCAGGGTCTGTGTATAAAGCAAGTAATGCAACATATCTTGGAGAACAACCACCTCGTACTGGTTGGGCAATTACGGATCCAAAAACAGGCGATACAGTAACTCGAACAACAATTAAATCTTCTGTACTAAAATCGTTAGCAGACAAAGGATTTTTTATTGAGAAATTAAAGCCGGAAACTGGTAAACATAAATTTTTATACGCATTGGGTAAAGACCAGAATGAAAGGGATCAGTTGTTAGCTCAAATTAAAAAACCTATATTTGATTATCCAAAGGACGGGCAACCTGCGAAAGAAATTGAAAACGCAGCAAAAAAACGTTTGGCTGTAAAGAAACCACAACCAGCACCACCAACTACCACACCAAAATCAAAAAGAGAAACAATAAAACAATTATTAAGAAGTAAAGTCACTAATCCAGATACGGGTGAGAAGATTTTTGTACAGACGGCATTACGTAAAGACAAAACACATTCAGCGTATAAACAAGCAATGGGTATGGTAAATGCGTACGCAAAAAGATTTGGAATAAGAGTTAAACCACGTTAAATAATTTCGGAGGAAGTATGGAAGTTACGGTAAGAGAAGGAAAAGATGAGTTGTCAAAGGCTTTAAAGGTTTTCAATAGTATGGTAAAAAAATCAGAACTAATCCCAGAACTTAAACGTAGAGAATTTTTTTTGAAGCCATCTAAAAAACGTATAGCAAAGCGCCAAGAAGCTCTTCGTAGACGAAAACGGGAAGAAAAAAGATTAGCTCGTCAAAAAAAGTATTAATTAATAAAATTGAATTTTTAGAAAATAACCTTATATTTATTATAGAAACACTAGTTTATTATTAGTGGGTTTAATTTCAAAGTAAAATAGCAGATACTAATATCTACTTAAATCCCTATAGGAGTAACATTTTATGGCAGAAATTACTAACAAGCTTTTAAAACAAGCTATTGCAGATGCAGAAGCAGTTCGTGAAACTGCTATTGCTAATGCTAAGCTCGTTTTGGAAGAATCAATCACCCCACAAATTAAGGGTATGATTGCACGCCGTCTCCGTGTTGAAGCAGAAGGTGCTACGGAAACACCAGAACTTAAGAAAGACGCACCAGAAATGGAAGAAGCAACAGAAACACCATTTGAAGATGGTGAAGCAGAAGGTTCTTCCGAAATGCCAGCTGACAGTTCAACTATCGGCACCGGCGACAACAAAGAACCATCAGATGATGCATTTGATGCATCAGAAATGGATATGAGTGGTGAAGCACCATCTGATAGTGAAACCGATTGGTATGATGATTGGGACGAAGCAGATTTCGATCTCGGTGAAATTATCAAAGAATTAGAAAACGATATCGCAGCTCTCTCTGGTTCGGAAGAAAATAAAGAAGAATCAGAAGAAGAAATGCCAGAAGCTCCAGTAGCTGAAGCAAAGGAAGAAGAAAAAGAAGCTCCAGTAGCTGAAGCAAAGGAAGAAGAAGAGAAGGAAGAATTAAAGGAAAGTGAAGAAAAAGAAGAAGAAGTTTCCCTTGAAGAAATTCTTGCAGAACTTGAAGCCGAAGACGACCTAGCCGGTGCTGAAGCACATGGTGGTGAGGACAAGACACACGCAATGGCTGCTAAACTTGCAGGACTCAAGCAAGAACTCGCACAATATAGAGAAGCAGTTAATGTTCTCCGTGGCCGTTTACAAGAAGTTAACTTGTTAAACGCTAAGTTACTCTTTACAAACAAGATTTTCCGTAAGGAAGGACTCAATAATGATCAAAAAGTTCGCATTGTCGAATCATTCGATCGAGCAACCACCGTTCGTGAAGTTAAGCTTGTTTACGCTGCACTTGTAGAAAATCTTTCAGTAGCAGCTAAAACTTTCAACGCATCACGCAAGAAAGTTGTAGTAGAAGGTTTAGCATCAAAAGCTACACCAAGTACAGCACCAAAGGCTGAAGTTATCGTTGAAAATACGATAGCAAAACGTTTACAACAACTCGCAGGCATTCTATAATCTAGGAGAAAATATACATGTCAGTACATGAACTTATTAGTGAAGCTAAGTCCGCTCACGATGTAATCATCAACCAAACACGCGGATTATCAGCAAAGTGGGAAAAGTCAGGTCTTCTTGAAGGCTTAAAGGGATATGAAAAGCAAGGTATGTCAGTTTTGCTTGAAAACCAAGCACAACAACTTATCAGTGAAGTAACAGTAACAAATCCACAAGGTGCAGGCACAGCTGGTGAAAACTGGGCAGGTGTTGCACTTCCATTAGTCCGTAAGGTCTTTGGTTCAATTGCATCAAAGAATTTCGTATCAGTTCAACCAATGAACCTCCCAGCAGGTTTGGTGTTCTATATGGACTTCAAGTACGGTAATACCGCAAACGGTCAAACCGCACAACAATCACTTTATGGTAGTACACTTTCTTCACCATTCACCACTTTCGGTAACCAAACTACCGGTGGTTTGTATGGTGCAGGACGTTATGGCTACTCAATCAATGACGCGTCAGTTGCAATCAATTCAGTAGCATCACAATCAGTAACATTTGCTGATGTAAACTACAATGATGAATTCCTTGTAACTGGTTCATTGACCAAGTACGTAGTACCAGCAGTTTCTGCATCAAACGGTGATTTCTTAGCATCACGTGCATTCGTAATTTCTGGTTCAACCGTTGATTTTGCAAGCAAATTGCTTCCAGAATTTACCAAGTATGATGGTACAAATCTTACCTTCATCGTAAACGCAACTACAAACGATGCAGCAACACATTTGTTCTTTGTCAAGCAACCAACGGACACAACCCGTGGTGACTTTGAAGATCGTACAGGCGGTCCAGTTGACGCAACAACTGATTTGGCAATTCCACAAATTGATTTGGAACTTAAGTCAGAAACTATCGTTGCTAAGACCCGTAAGTTGAAGGCAGTCTGGTCACCAGAACTTGCACAAGACTTGAACGCATACCACTCAATTGACGCAGAAGCAGAATTAACAGCAATGTTGAGTGACTATGTTGCAACTGAAATTGACCTTGAAATTCTTGATATGTTAATTGCAGCAGCACCAGCAGCTAACACCGAATACTGGTCAGCAGAAATTGGTACTGTATGGAACGGTTCAACCTTTGCAGCTAACTCTTTCCAAGGAACTGCATGGACCAATATGACCTGGTACCAAACACTTGGTCAAAAGATGCAAAAAGTATCAAACAAGATTCACCAAGCAACAATGCGTGGTGGTGCAAACTTCGCAGTTGTTTCGCCAACCGCAGCAACAATTCTTGAAACCATTCCTGGCTTCCAAGCTGGTACCGATGGTGACAAGATGGAATTCGCAGCTGGTGTAACCAAGATTGGTTCATTTGCTAACCGTTTCACCGTATACAAGAACCCATACATGAAGGAAAACGTAATGTTGATGGGCTTCCGTGGTTCACAATTCTTGGAAACTGGCGCAGTATATGCACCATACATTCCATTAATTATGACCCCACTTGTCTATGATCCAAACAACTTCACACCACGTCGCGGCGTAATGACCCGTTACGCGAAGAAGATTGTTCGTCCGGAATTCTTCGGTAAGATCTACCTCGACAAGCTCTCAAGAGTTTAATAAACTTTTGATTGTAGTAAAATGGGAACCAGAAATGGTTCCCATTTTTATGCCTATAACACAAGTTATCAAACAGTATTTGATATTTATATCTGTATCTATTTGGGGAGACACATGCAAAATCGTGAACCAATTACGTTTGAAGAAAGACCTGTAAACCCATATGGATTAACTCCATTTGGTTTCTATGATAACGATCCTCAATTTCAAATTGAAGCACCAAAAGCTGCAACATTCGTAGCACGCAGATTGGGATACCCAGTAGTTGATGTTGAGTTAACGCATAGACAAATTTATGCATGTTTTGAGGAAGCAATAACGACATATAGTAATCAAGTTAATCAATTTAATGCACGAGAACATATGTTGTCGTTGCAAGGAATGAGTACGTCTACAGAAATTACTCAACGTAATATTATTTCTACACCAATTCCACAATTGGTAAAATTATCAGCACAATATGGAACTGAAGCAGAAAGTGGTGGTAATGTATCAGTTAAATCTGCAGCAATTAGTGCATCAGCATACACTCAATCATATGATTTACGAAATTGGGTATTGCCAGAAGATACTGGAAAAGCAATAGAAGTTCGTCGTATCTATCACTACATGCCACCAGCCATTGCACGTTACTATGACCCATTTGCAACCACGGGTCTTGGTTTAACGAACTTGATGAGTGAATTTGGATTTGATGGATACTCACCACCAGTTACCTTCGTGATGATGCCGGCATACGAAGATTTACTCCGTATTCAAGCAATTGAAATCAATGATATGATTCGTAAAAGTCAATACAGCTTTAGTATAGCAAATAATATTGTTCATTTTCAACCAGTTTTTAAAGTAAATTCTGTTGTGTGGTTTGATTATATGGTTGTAGATGATAAGATGAGTGGAAATGCACTCTATCAATCTGGCTCAGAAAACTCTATTGTTTCTGATTTTTCAAATATTCCATATGATAATATCCAATACAAAAACATTAATAGTATTGGGCGTTTGTGGATTTACAAATACACATTAGCAACAGCAAAAGAATTATTAGGTAATATACGATCAAAGTATCAAAGAATACCTATTCCTGATGCTGAAATAACATTAGATGGTGAAACTTTGCGTAGAGAAGCTGCGGATGAAAAGAAGGGATTGGTTGAAGAACTTCGTGAAACGTTGGAACAAACGGGACACCAAGCTCAATTAAAAAAGAGTATGGAAAATGCCGAAGCTATGCAGCAAATATTCAAGCACATCCCAACGCCAATATACATTTATTAAGAGATAGTTAATGCCACGCTTTGTATCTGAAAGAGACTTTCAGTTCTTCCAACACATCAACAAAGAAATAGTAATTGAAGTAGTTGATGTACCGGTCGTGTTGTATAGAATAATTCCAGAAATTACTAGTGTAAACATTTACGGTGAATCTACGAGTAAAACTAGATACCGTGGAATTCAATTACATGGATTGGTTCAATATCCTAAAACTGAAGCAGTTTCAGAAGGATTTGGATTTGATACAACACAAACTGTCGAATTTAAATTTGTTAAAAAACTATTACAAGATGTTGATGTGTTTCCTGAAGTTGGTGATATTATTGGATATAATGACAATTTTTATGAAATTGATAATGTAAATGATGTACAATTGATAGCAAGTCGTCCACAATTTGATCATTCAATTATTTGCACAACTCACTTGACTCGTCGTAGTGCAATTAATATTGAGGAAACGCACATATGAGCATTCCAAGATTTAATAGAGCATTAAAAACTACACGAAGCAGAACAAGTCGTGGGGAAGAAAATAAACAAGAAAAAGAACAAATACTACCAACGTCAGTAGGACTGATGACAGTAGATACTTCTATTATCAAATATCTACAATCAAAAATAGTTCCAGTAGTTACACAAGACGGTAAACAAATTAAAGTTCCTGTTATTTACGGAAATCCAGAAAGATGGAAGTCTGTACAACGTGATGGTGCCATCCGTGACAAGAATGGTAAAATTCAGTTGCCAATCATAATGATACGGCGTACAAGCATAAAGAAAAATAGTATGAACTCACCGGTAAACAAATATCAAGAATATCTGTTTAAAACTGGTTGGAATTCTCGTAATATATACGATAAATTTACGGCATTAAATGGAATCACTCCATCGCAAACATTTCAATCTGTGATGGTTCCCGACTATTACGATATTACATATGAAACCATCATATGGACCGAGTATATGGAACAGATGAATAAAATAGTAGAGAGCGTATCTTTTGAAAGTGATGAATATTGGGGTGAAGATAACAATTATAAATTTATAACTAGAATCAATCAATTTGACCAAACAAATGATTTACCAAATGCAAATGACAGACTTGTAAGAAGCAGATGTACTATAGACGTTAAGGCATACATCGTTCCAGAATCGGCATTAAACCGTGATGGAAATAGAGTCAGCACATCCCGTATAAACTACACCGCAAAGAAAGTTGTATTCAATTCCGAAATCGTGACAGACGTAAACGACATATAAAAAAATATCAATGTTTCAGAAAAATTTCATATATTTATGATAGGTATATAATTTTTAAAAAGGATTCTATATGAAAAAGGTCACGCCAGAAGAGTTGAAAGAAGTACAAGATTTACGGGACACGTTATATGTTATTACTTCTACTATCGGTGAAATGCACCTTACAAAAGTGTTGTTACAAAAAGAAATCGAAACCGTAGAAAATAACATAAAAAACGAAGAACAAAAATTCACGGACTTCCAAGAAAGAGAAAAGGTTATTTATAATAAGTTGCAAGAAAAATATGGTACCGGTAACATCGATTTGAATACCGGAGAAATAACAGTATAATATAACCCATTTGGAGGATTCGTATGGCAGAACGCATTGTGTCACCAGGCGTTTTCACTAGAGAAAGAGATTTGAGTTTCTTGACTCAAGGTATTAGTGAAATCGGGGGTGCATTCATTGGACCGACACCAAAAGGTCCAGCATTTATTCCAACTATCGTTAGAAGTCAACAAGAGTATGTTACCCAATTTGGTGAAGCCGACGCAAATCACTATACGGGATTAACAGTAAAAAATTATCTACGTGAAGCAGGTGTAGCAACCATCGTTCGTGTTCTTGGATTAAACGGATACGATAATGATGAAGTTGTACCAGCATTAATCTACGCAAGTGGATCAACTGGTCAAAAATTGTTTGCAGTATTGCATCCAAGTAGTACTGGTAACACTATTTCAGATGTTACTATATTAGGAAATTCTGGAAGTTTTAATCTTTCAGTAAACGTTCCAGGAACCGCAGCTGATATTAGTGCAAGTGGATTAAGTGGCGACGCAGGTTCATCAGCATATCTAGGTGATTTTTTTGGATACACACCGGCAACTAGTAAGGGTGCGTATGTGTATGCAATCTTCCCAGAAGCAATAACATCTGTTGGAACCGCAGTCACTATGTCCGCAGTAACCTCAAGTACAGCATTGTTCTTCTCTGGTTCAGTATACGGTCGATACAGTAACGCATCAACTCCTTGGATTCAATCACAAACAGTTGGTGGTGATAACATTGACTTGTTTAAATTCTGGACATTGGGTGACGGTGTAGCATCAAATAAAGAAATTAAAGTATCATTCTTGAATATGAAAAAAGCATCTGATGAAGATGAGTGGGCAACATTTACTATGTTGATTCGTTCATATGATGATACGGATGCACGTATTGAAGTTCTTGAACAATATGATAATGTAACATTGGATCCAGATAGTCCACAATTTATCGCACGTGTTGTTGGTAATAGTGCTCCATATGACGATCCAAATACTGACGAACGTTATTATCAAGGTGATTTCCCAAATCGTTCAAAGTATGTATATGTTGAAATGAGCGATGCAGTAATTCCAAAAACAGCAGTACCATATGGATTTGCGGCACTACAATCACCAGTAAGTGTAACTTCAACAGCATTAGTATCACCAGATTATGTCACTTCACGTTGGTTGAGTGGTTCAACGGAAGGATATTCAATTGATGCAGTAGATAAGAAGTACTACTATGGTTGGAACTTTATGACCACAGAAGGTACAAATCCATCATATCTTGCACCAATTCCATCAGGCTCAGTAAGTGTTGGTTCAGCATTTAATCTTGAATCATTAAGTGATGTTCCAGATGGATTGACATCAAAGACTATTGATATTGATGATGATGACAGTCTCGCATATCGTAAATTCTCTGTTCCATTCCAAGGCGGATTTGACGGATTAAATCCAGCACGTGATATTAATCTCGGTGGTGACATTGTTGCTTCAAATTCACAAGGATTTAATTTAGCAAATTCAACAACCGATGGTTCAGTAGCATATAAGAAAGCTATCCAAGCTATCAGTAATCAAGACCAATGGGACTTCAACCTTCTTGTACTTCCAGGCGTTATTTACGAATATCATTCGTATATCGCAAACGAAGCATTAAGTTTGTGTGAAGAACGTGGTGATGCATTCTATTTGATGGATACTGTTGGATTGAACTCGACCATTGCAAACGCAACTGGTAAGGCTGCAGAAATTGATAGTAACTATGCAGCAACTTACTATCCTTGGTTAAGAGTCATTGATGTAAATACAAACAAATTGCTTTGGGTTCCACCTTCAGTCATTCTTCCAGAAATTTATGCATACAACGACAACGTTGCAGCAGAATGGTTTGCACCAGCTGGTTTGAATCGTGGTGGTATCGCAAGTGCAGTCGGTGTACGTGCAAGACTTCCACAAGCACTTCGTGACACATTGTACGAAGGTAAGGTAAACCCAATCGCACAGTTCCCAGGTCAAGGCATCTGTGTATGGGGTCAAAAGACCTTACAACGCCGTCCATCAGCACTTGACCGTGTAAATGTCCGTCGTTTGTTAATCGCTGTGAAGAAATATATTGCAAGTGTTTCACGTTACCTCGTATTCGAACAAAACGTGGAATCCACTCGTAACCGTTTCTTAAACATTGTCAATCCATATTTGGCAAGTGTCCAAGAACGTTCTGGTTTGTACGCATTCCGTGTTATTATGGATGAAACCAACAATACACCGGATATTATCGATAGAAACATCCTCTATGGACAACTCTATCTACAACCGACAAAGACCGCTGAATTCATTATTCTTGACTTCAACGTTCTTCCAACGGGCGCTACATTCCCAACAGCGTAAGCTGAAACTGTGGAGGGAACCTAAAAAATTCCCTCCACAAATTCAACTAATTTAATATTTATAGCTAGATATCCTTTCGGAGATTATACATGGCAAACCTAGTACAAGAACAAGAGCTATTCTTTACAGCATTTGAACCAAAAATGAAGAATCGCTTCATCCTTTATATGGATGGTATTCCTTCATACATCGTAAAGAAAATCAATCGTCCAAAGTTAACCCAAGACGCAAAAGCACTTGACCACATTAACGTTCAACGTTATGTTAAGGGCAAAACCAAGTGGGGCACAATGTCATTGACACTTTACGATCCAATTGTTCCATCAGGCGCACAAGCAGTAATGGAATGGGTTCGTTTACACCACGAATCAGTAACAGGCCGTGACGGCTATCTTGAATTCTACAAGAAAGATTTAACCCTCAACGTTCTTGGCCCAGTAGGTGACAAGGTTGAAGAGTGGATTATTAAGGGTGCACAAATTACTCAAGTAGACTTTGCAGAAATGGATTGGGGTGCAGATGACCAAGTTGAATTCACAATTGAAATTCAACCAGACTATTGCGTATTGAACTACTAATCGTAGTTACAATTTAATAATAACTCTCGCAGGTGTTCATTCATCTGCGAGAGTTATATTTTTATAAGTCAAAATCACTCTCTTAATATGGTTTTTGATATTTATACAAGAGTGCTTTTTTCGTGAGAATACTATGGCAGACATTACGGATTTTGATATAGGTCAAGGAGAAACTTTCAAAATTCTTGCACATATATACACCGATACATCTGGTAGTGTTCCTATAGACATTACCAATTACACGTTTGTTGGGCAAATGCGTGAAAACTACACAACAACAGAAGTTGCCGCCACATTTAATGTAGAAAAAATATTACCATATGCTAGTGGTAGTATTTTTGTTAGTTTAACGCCGGAACAAACAGATATGTTAGAACAACGTACATATGTGTACGATTTATTGATGATTACGGGATCTTCGGGCGAAGTTGTTCGTCGTTTATTAGAAGGGGCATTTACGATCAGACCAGCAGTTACTAGAGATTACTAATGGCACATATTGAATTAGATGTTCCAGATTTAAATGTCAATATAGAAAGTGAAATAAATAATACGCGTGTCATTTTACGACAACCTACAACTTTAGTATCCCAGACTTCTCCATACTTAAATGTAGCACAGAGCGCAATAACTGCGTCATACGCAGTAACTTCGTCGTATGCTATTTATGCATTATCGCTTAGTGGGTCTATTGAATCTGCGTCTTATTCTGCGTTTGCAGCGTCATCATCGTATGCATTAACTGCTTCATATGTAAGTGGAGCGGCCAGTACATGGGATACTATTTCAAACAAACCAATTGGATTGGTATCATCATCTACACAAATATCAAACTATAATATATTTGTAACAACTGGTTCAAATCAATTTAATGGAAATCAGTACATTACCGGTTCACTAAATGTAACACAAGGTATAACTAGTTCGTTATTTGGTACTAGTAGTTGGGCAAACTACGCAACCACTGCGTCTTATGTTAGTGGAATGTCAAGTGATTGGGACGATATAACAAATAAACCTAGTGGACTTGTATCCAGTTCGGTACAAATTAATACTGGGTCATTTAGTGGATCATTTACTGGTCAACTTATTGGTACCAGTAGTTGGGCAAATAATTCAATTTCAAGTAGTTACGCAGAAACTTCTAGTCTAACATTTAAAGTATCAGTATATACGGGAAGTGCAACGGTCGGCCAGGCATCGTACACCGGCTCATTTACTGGTTCTTTCAACGGTACAGCAAGTTTCGCAACTACAGCATCGTATGCATTAAATTCTTCGGCAATAACATCGTCAGCTACCGCACCGGCATATCCTGCTCAGAATGAACTATGGTATGATAACACAACTGGTAAAACATACATCTATTATGTTAGCGCAAGTCAAGGGCAGTGGGTATTACAATCAGACCCAACATACGATGTAGGTGCTGTTGTACAAGCAGCAAGTTCATCTATAACGTTTACTATTCCAAATTTTCAACCAACTACACCATTAACTGGATCAATTTATTTTTCTGGTAATTGGTTGTATATCTATAACGGCACTAAATATGTTAGTGCAAGTCTAAATTAATAGGAATGTGATATGTTAAGTTTTCCGACAAACCCAACGACGGGACAGCAATATACAGATGGAAATGGAAAAGTGTGGAAATACGATAGCGTGAAGTGGAATATATCCAACACGCCCGGCATCAAACAATTTTTCGGAACAAAAATTAGTTTAGCAAATGATGTATTTTTAAATGATACATTAAGTACAATACCATGGGATACAGAAGAATTTGATACCTCTGGGTTTTTTAATGCATCAGCTGCAACTATAATACGCATTCCAACTACCGGATACTATAGATTACATTTGTCAATATACACGGGACAAGAAGGTAACGGTGCGTCATATACTATCGAATTAAAAAGAAACTCATCGACATTAATACAAGAGTCGATGGCTGCTTATCAATCGGGTATATATGACGTAACTACATTATTAAATAGCGGTGATGAAATTATATTATATGCGTCCGAAGATAATAATATTGGTAGATTAGTTGAAGGTACATTCGTGGAAGTTCAGTTGGTGGGATATACATTCGGTAGTTCGTTAATTCCTGGATTTGAATTTAGCGGAATAAAAGCAGAATTGCAAAATCAATTATCGGTATCAAGTACAGAAACTGCTATAGAATGGTTAACATCTGATATTGTATTTAATACAAATGCTGATTCGGCAGGAAACGTATATTGGGATAACGGCGAACCTAGCAAATTTACAGTATCCACTGCTGGATATTATAGATTACGTGCATTTATTTTAACTGGTATAAATGGTTCATCTGATTCATATACGATTAATGTCAAAAAAAACAACACCACAGATATAGAAACAATAACGTTAGGCGCAAACGAATCGGCTGAATTAGACGAAACATATTATTTAGAATTAAATGATTATATAGAAATAACATATAGTAATACTGAAAATTTAGGTACTATAGAAGCAGACAATACATTTTTTGAATTAACACGGTTAGGAGTATAGTATGGCATTTATCAAATCGACAAATCTTATTACTGACGTTGCACTCACTGTAGATGGTTTGGTAGGTGGAACTAATGGTAAAATAGTACGAATAAGTGGAAACAATACTGTAACCAACGCAAGTTATAATGACACGGCATCTCAATTAAATGCAGTACTATTTAAACAGGCAGGCGTATATTACGCAGCAGGTGTAATACCGGAATTAAGTGGACTTGTAGCAGGCGCTCCATATTTTCTTGATGAGTTTGGTGGATTAACTTCATCACCACCAACACCATCTTCAACAATTCGAGTATTATATATTGGATTTGCAATTAATACTACTGATTTACTTTTCCGTCCTGGTATTCCTATCTCGGGTTAATTATGGCACAAATTTATAATTGGAACGTAGAAGGTTTTCGTAATTCCTATGAAAAATACGTATACAAACAAAAAGGATGTAAAGCTAAACACATAAAGAGTTGTGTGTGTACTGGAAAACTGGCAACATACTGTCGTCAGTATTTTACATCTATGAAAATGTTTGATATCCGTGCGCAACATATTGTCACACATTTTAATCTTGCCGCAGGTAGTCGGGTGTTGGTCGCAGGATGTGCATTAGGATTTTTGATGGAATCATTACAAAAGTTGGGTATGGTCGTATACGGATTTGATAATTCATCTTATATTCAATTACTAACCAAAGACCCCAAAAATCCAGAAAAAATACAATTTCCAATTCATAATATTGATATTACGTCAAGTAACTTTACTACCGAAATACAACAAGCAACGGGTCACACCGCATTTGATTGTATAGTGACTGAAGATGTACTCCCGTCATTTGATGACTTTACACAAATTATTTTTAATTGTAATAGTGTGTCACAGAAGGTATTTCATATTGTAGATTTAGATTGTGGTGAAGCATTTACTAATAAAACAGTAGAGCAATGGATCGATGTCAGTCCTTCACATACGTGGGCAAATTACGAAGGAGTAGTGTTAAATGCCAATAACTAATGTCACTAGAAGTGTAGACCTTAATAATACTAAATGGTATCTCCCACATCCCGCAGGTTGCGGGATGGACGAGGGATATTATATTATTTATTCAGCAAGTTCCACATCTAATCAGATCAATAACGGCTCTGGATTAATTAGAGCGTATAAATGGAATACATTACTATCTGGATCTCGTACTGATGGGTTTCACACGATAACAGGAACCGTACAATTAGTATCGGAAAGTTTAAGTGGGTCTAGCAATTGGGTCAATTATCACGGTAGTGATATTATTCATATTGGTCGTGGTGTAAACGATATTACTGGTGTTCGTGAAGATGATGCGTTTTTCTTTGCTCATTTAGGACAATATGGTACGACTAGTGCGACACTTGACGATTTCTTCTATTGGGATCGTTTGTATGTACCGACCGGATCATATACTTGGGATTTTTATCAATATCATGCACACAATCCTACGTCATATGCGACATTTAATAATGGTCGATTTGTAATGGGAGCAGAAGATAGACAAGGACCAACTGGAATTGAAGAATATGGGCATATGATTAACGTGTCTGTAAAATCTGGAGCAACAAATTATTTATCTGTTATGGCTCGCGTTCACACACCGTCCGTTGGTGGTGCACACAATTCTCATAACGATTTAGAACTTCCATCTGTCACAAATAAAAATTATATGATGGGTGGTATAATTAATGGATCATCTGATAGATTTCATGCATTTTACTTGACAGCAAATGGATCACAATGGGATGTATTTTCTCGTACATTTAATTATGTTAATCAAGTGTTTAATGCCGAAGTCAATCATGGGACATATGATTTAGCAGATGCACAGATTGCTAGAACACCAGGGTCGTCTAGTTTGTATCCATTTCGCGCAAGTGTAGGAAAACGTATAGGATCGGAAATATATATTCCTGCTATTTACAATAGCGGTTCTTCTGGAAAATTTGACTTAAAGGTGTGGAACTTTACATCCGCAAATAACCTATCAGAACTCCCAACAGTAACAACTATTATCAGCGGTTCGAATGTACGACCGGATTGTCATTTAGAAATTGCTAATAATACTTTATACGCAGCGGTCAGTAATACAAATGATGGTGGAGTAAATTTGTATAAATATAGTGCTAGTGTGTGGTACAATCAAGGACAAATTGTATCTAATAATCCTGGAAAATATTTACGTGTTCACGGATTGAACTTTAATGTAGAAGAATTCAAATTTTACACAATGATTTCCGGTGACGCTTCGGGGTCGGGTACGACATATTCTGGGTCAGGTGTGTACTCCTTTTCTCCAGACATCCCGTTTTTAGGTTATAAGCATTTAGATTACATCACAGGTAGTAATTCATTTATTGTACGAAATGCCTTAACAAATGGCTACGTGCAGTTTGATACATCAACGGGTACATTAAAACGTTCTGGATCTCAAGAACCACAAGGTCTTGATGTGACTATGCCCGTTTTACAATATGATGATAGCAGTACACAATTTTTTGATAAACGACAAGCTGTTTTGTCGGCCGACGAAAATTTTATACAAGGTATAGAATTACAGGACGGTCGCCAGTTATTTGTGGGTACTAAAGCAGCGATAGATGATGACTTTGATATTAATTATAACAACGGTCTTATCGCATTGTTTAGTCCAGGAGATACATCGCCACCAGAATATTACCAAGTTACTGGACGTTTTGATGACTTTATTACGGGCGTAACACAAGCATCAAATGGTAAAATTTATATTGTCGGATATACTAAAGATGAATTAGTACCGAAAAGTAGATTATTCGTACATGGTATTGGTCGTGGATTAGTAAAGTCAATGAACACTACAGAAAAAATTGAATTTATTGATATGGTAACGGACAGTACGGGGTCACAATACTATGCTGGGAACCATATTCAAAGTTCAAGTATTGTAGTTGCAAAATACGACAAGGATTTTGATCTTCAATGGCAACGAGATATATCTGGTGGGTCATTAGCAGATACCGCATATGCAATTACTCGGGACACCTTGGGATACCTATATGTCGCCGGTGGTACTACTAACAGTGGAAGTGGAAATCAAGATGCATTATTAATTAAGTTAGACTCTACTGGATCTATTGTGTGGACAAAAATGTACGGTACGTCTGACAATCAATATGCAAGCTCTGTTGCTCGGGTCACAAAAAATAACACAGATTATATTTTACTTTCCGTTGTTTCGGGTAGTACAACAACTCTTACAACGGTTGATACTGACGGTACTATTCAAGAACAAAACTCGTATCCTAATTTAGTAGTAAATAGAGTACGCAGACATGAAACCACATCAGACGGTAGGTTTACCTTTGCAGGAAAAATTACGGGAAGTGTCAGTACAGCATCATTTGGAGTAGGAACAATTATCAACACTCCAATGATAGAATGGATGCGCAGTCACAACAGCGCTTCTACAAATACGGAAGCAATGGACATGCGAAACACCGGTACGGGTTCTGGATATTTGGAATATGTAGTGGTGGGTACGGAAGGTACGAATGGATTTGCAACAGAAATTGTTAGTCAAAGTGGTGGACTAACAAGTCAATGGACAACTACTACGTCAGGTTCATATTGGAAAGCAGTCTCCGCATCTCCATCATCGGTCGCCACTTCATCACGACGATTTTTTGCTGTGGGGTATGCAAGTAGTTCTGGTACACAAGTAACTGGTGCTGAACATGGGGGTGGTGATGGTATTATTGCTGGATTTGATAACACGGGAAGTGTATTCTTTATTAATGGATTAGGTCACGATAAGGCAGAATCATTATATGCAATAGAACGTGATGTTACGACATTTAATTATATCACTGCAGGGTGGTCAGAATCACATACCAACGGACGCCGAGGATTGATATTTAGATTTGCTCGTACTGGTTTTGGAACTGGTAATCATCATTTACAAGATGAAACGGGAATGGATATGTGGTATGCTTCTGCTTCAGCACTAACTTCAACCGCAAGTTTAGGTACATCCAGTACATCAACAACACCAACTAATACTGCAGGAACATTATTAACAAGCGCGTCTATAACATTTACTTCAATATCTAGTTCATACATGAACGAAATTTACGAAGGTAGTAATGTGTTTGACGGATTTTTTGGCGTACTAGATTTAAACGATTTACAAGAATATAAAAATTCCGGCTCTTATATTGAAGGAGCAATTAATCCTATTAATAGTTTAGTTACATGGACACAAATTGGTGTAGCCGGTGACGGTGAAGCAGACGATGGTAATATCTTTGCGTACGATGTAATTGAATTAACCTCGGGTAGTAACGCAGGACGTATTGGAATTGCAGCGGTAGCATCTGGTGACGTAGTAGCATATAATACGGGTAACACGGGTGTGTACGATTATATGATTGCGTTTTATGATCCCGCTAATCCACTTTCTGATACCGGATTCTTAATTAATCAGATTGGTACAGAATTCGATGAAGAAATTTATTCGCTTACCGAATTATCAGATGGGCGGGTAGCATTCGTTGGTCGTACAGCGGGCGACCTTGGTGGTACGCCCGTAGGTGGATATGATATTTTCTTGGGTATCACCGATGTTCGTAACTTGACACAATTTGTCCCACCTGCCGGCGGTGCGGCACGATTTACCACCGACTATTATACTACTGGATCTGGGTTAGCTGACCGAGGATTTGTTGTGCATGATATAAATAACGTTATACCAAATACGTTAGCAATTACGTATGAAACTGCTGGTGACGTTGGTGGTAGTGCAAATCTTGGTGCAGAAGATATCGGTATTATTTTATTTAATTATAGTACTGATACTTGGGGCAATGTCTATCAGTTAGGTACCACACAAAACGATACATTAAATACTTTTGGCAAACCAAGCACGTATTTGAGAGATGGTCGTATTGCAATTGTAGGGTCTACTACAGGTGTATTTGCTGATGATGGAAATTCGTTTGGTTCTAGTGATGTGTTTGTGGCGATATTTGATATAACAACGGAAACGTGGAAAAAATATCAAATAGGAACTGGTGCGGCAGATTTTGGTAATTCCGTACAAGTTGGTGCAGGTAACAAACTAATTATAGCAGGCACTACTGCTGCATCATTTACCTCACCAAATGATGGAATTACGGTTAGTTTTAATGCGGCACGTGGAATTAAGGGACGAATAACAGAATAACGGAGTTATGTACTATGGCAAATTTAGTAGAAATTCTTACAAAACGATATCCAAATACGATATGGACATGTGGTAATGATGATTACAACACATTAGCTTGGTATCCAGAAAACACAATACCAAAACCCACAGAATTGGAGCTTCGTGGATTGGATGCGGAAGTATCATTAGAACTAAAGTGGGATGTGGTTCGTGCTGACCGAGATGAATTATTACAATCATCAGATTGGACGCAGTTATCTGACAGTCCGTTAGATGCTGGACAAAAAGCTGCGTGGGCATCTTATCGTCAAGAATTACGAAACGTTCCTCAACAACAAGTAGAACCTGAAAACATTATTTGGCCCACTCAACCGTAATATGAGGTAGTAGATGGCCAGAATATATTCACAAGCTGCACAAACAGCAGCTTCAGGATCCCCTCTAACTGCATACAGTAGTCGTACTTCCGTAAGTGTTAGTGTTACGGCGGGTAAACGCTATGCGATATTCTGGTCAGCAATAATGAGTCATAGTGCGTTAACTTCTCGTGCGCGCGTTCGACTACAAAACGTTACTAATGGAGTAACATTACAGCAATTTGAATTTGAACCACAAGACTTAACGGACAGAATGAGTGCAGTGGATGTAAACGTATTTACTGCTTCATCTACTACAACAATTGAATTTGCTATACAATGGAGTGCATCCGCCGGTACTGCTACCATTTCTGACGCGTATATTAATGTGTTAGAATTAGATGATGCTGACGTTTCTTCATATGATAGCACACAAATTGCTACAACAAATGCCGTAGCTACTCCAATAGATTCTATTAATATTCCTGCTGGCGAATGGTTTGTGTTTGGATCGTGTAACGTCAATACTCCACGAACGGCACAAGCAGCGGATGATATGGTTGTACAATTGTCTGACGGCACAAACACCTATATGGTACGAACACAGTATTATGCAAAAGATACATTAGGAATAACACCATATTTTGCAATCGTAACGGCTTCTCTTGGTGCAACAACAACGTTTTCACTAGAACATAGCTCACCAAACGGACAAAATATTGTCAATCAATATCGAACATTATTAGCATTAGACAGGTCTAAATTTGCAGAAACGTATGCCGCGGTCAGTGAATCTGCACAAATAGACTCTACAAGTGCCGGTGCACCAACCGCCATAATAACATATACGCCAACTATTGCAAACACAGGCAATCATTTAGTGGTGGGTACGTGGACGACAAAAATTAGCGCAACTAACTCATCGGTCTTTTCCCACTTTGGTACTTCGACTACGGAACCTGGTCAATATACAGCAACCCACCAACCACTCCGTGAAGCATCCGTTAATAATATTGACGAATTTGCACACGGATGGTCGGACGTTGAATCATTAACTGCGGGATCAATTACAAAAGTTATTGCATGGCGTCCAGAAGCAAACGTAAATGCGACAATTTCTGATGCAGCCATTGTTATTATGGATTTGGATGGTGCCGTTGCTGCACCGAGTCCAACGCCAACTACAACACCAACACCAACACCAACACCGTCTATTACTGTAACACCATCTATTACCACTACACCAAGTATAACTGTTACCCCTAGTATTACTACAACGCCTAGTATTACAACAACGCCTAGTATTACCACCACCCCAAGTATTACGCCATCTATTACGACCACACCGTCTATTACTACTACACCGAGTGTTACTACAACGCCGAGTATTACTAGAACTCCAAGTATTACCACTACGCCTTCTATTACCACTACACCATCTATTACTGTAACACCGTCTATCACAACAACGCCGTCAATTACTATTACGCCAAGTATAACACCATCTATTACAGTCACACCATCTATTACCACAACGCCGAGTATTACTACCACGCCGAGTATTACGCCAAGTATTACTACAACACCGTCTATTACTACCACGCCTAGTATTACTACTACCCCAAGTGTCACACCTTCCATTACCACAACACCAAGTATTACGACTACTCCGAGTATTACTACAACACCCAGCGTTACTAATACACCGTCTATTACTAGAACTCCAAGTATTACTACTACGCCTTCTATTACCACTACTCCAAGTATTACGACTACCCCAAGTATTACTGTAACGCCATCTATTACTAGAACGCCATCTATTACTACAACGCCTAGTATTACTACTACACCAAGTGTCACACCTTCCATTACCACTACACCATCTATTACCACTACACCATCTATTACTACAACCCCAAGTATTACTACTACCCCAAGTATTACTACTACCCCAAGTATTACTACTACCCCAAGTATCACCACAACACCAAGTATTACACCCAGTATTACTACTACACCATCTATTACTACAACGCCAAGTATCACTACCACTCCTAGTGTCACGCCAAGTATTACCGTTACGCCATCTATTACCACTACACCAAGTATTACTACTACTCCGTCAATTACAACTACTCCGAGTATTACCACAACACCGTCTATTACGGTAACGCCTTCTATTACCACTACGCCGTCAATTACCACTACTCCAAGTGTCACGCCATCTATTACCACCACGCCTAGTATTACTACTACACCTAGCGTCACGCCTAGTATTACTACTACGCCAAGCGTTACAACTACTCCAAGCGTTACGCCATCAATAACCACTACGCCGAGTATTACTACTACACCATCTGTTACCACTACGCCGAGTATTACTACTACCCCAAGTATTACTACTACGCCGTCAATTACTACCACACCAAGTATAACACCATCGGTTACAGTTACACCATCTATTACAGTCACACCATCTATTACAACAACACCATCGGTCACTGCTACGCCATCGGTTACCGTTACGCCTTCTATTACTGCTACGCCATCTGTTACTAGAACACCTAGCGTTACACCATCAATAACGGTAACACCAAGTATAACAACTACGCCAAGTATTACTACTACGCCAAGTATCACGCCAAGTATTACTACTACACCATCTGTTACTACTACGCCGTCTATTACTACTACTCCAAGTATTACGCCGTCGGTTACAATTACGCCAAGTATTACTACAACACCGAGTATCACACCTTCTATTACTACAACACCATCTGTTACGGCTACGCCAAGTATTACTACAACGCCATCTATCACCACAACTCCAAGTGTAACAGTTACACCAAGTATTACAGCTTCACCTGGTGTATCTGTAACTCCATCAATAACTGTAACTCCATCAATAACCACAACACCTTCTATTACACCAAGTATTACAGTAAGTCCTAGTATTACAGCAACCCCTAGTGTTACTGTAACTCCTTCGGCTACAACAACACCATCTATTACAACAACGCCTTCTATTACCACTACGCCAAGTATTACTACTACCCCAAGTATTACTACTACGCCGTCAATTACTACCACACCAAGTATAACAACTACGCCATCTATTACTACTACGCCTAGTATAACTGTTACCCCAAGTATTACTACTACGCCTAGTATTACCACAACGCCTTCTATTACCGCAACACCATCTATTACTGTTACGCCAAGTATTACTACTACCCCAAGTATTACTACTACGCCGAGTATAACAACGACCCCAAGTGTCACACCTAGTATAACAACTACGCCAAGTATTACTACTACGCCAAGTATCACACCAAGTATTACAACTACGCCAAGCGTTACAACTACGCCAAGTATTACAACTACGCCAAGTATTACTAAAACTCCAAGTATTACAACTACACCAAGCGTTACAACTACGCCAAGCGTTACAACTACGCCAAGCGTTACACCATCAATAACCACTACGCCATCTATTACCACTACCCCGAGTATTACTACTACCCCAAGTATTACTACTACGCCATCTATTACTACAACGCCAAGTATTACTAGAACGCCGTCTATTACTACTACACCAAGTGTTACTCCATCTGTTACTACAACGCCTAGTGTTACACCATCCATCACCAATACGCCATCTATTACCACCACACCAAGTGTTACACCAAGTGTTACTATTACGCCAAGTATTACTACAACGCCTAGTGTTACACCATCCATCACCAATACGCCGTCTGTTACAACCACGCCTAGTATTACTACAACACCGTCTGTTACAACCACGCCTAGTATTACTACAACACCGTCTATCACGGCAACGCCATCTATTACCACAACGCCAAGTATTACCACAACGCCAAGTATTACAACTACGCCAAGTATTACTAGAACGCCGAGTATCACTACAACACCAGGATCAACACCATCTGTTACCGTTACACCGAGTATCACTACCACGCCGTCTATTACCACTACACCTAGTGTCACTAGAACACCTTCTATTACTACTACCCCAAGTATTACTACTACGCCGTCTATTACCACAACGCCAAGTATTACTAGAACGCCCAGTATCACGCCATCTATTACCACTACGCCGTCTGTTACTTCTACACCCAGTATCACTACTACACCGTCTGTTACCAGAACACCATCAATCACAACTACGCCAAGTATTACGCCAAGTATTACTACTACGCCGTCAATTACTACCACACCAAGTATTACTACTACGCCATCTATTACCACTACGCCGTCTATTACTACTACTCCAAGTATTACTAGAACGCCTAGTGTCACTAGAACGCCAAGTATCACGCCATCTATTACCACTACGCCGTCTATTACCACAACGCCAAGTATTACTAGAACGCCATCTATTACGACTACCCCAAGTATTACTAGAACAACAAGTGTTACACCTAGTATTACTACAACGCCTTCAATTACTACTACCCCAAGTATTACTACTACCCCAAGTATTACTACTACCCCAAGTATTACTAGAACGCCTTCTATCACAACTACACCAAGTATCACTAGAACATCAGGCGTTACACCTAGTGTTACTACAACTCCGTCTATTACACCATCAATTACCGTCAGTATTACCCCATCAATAACTAAAACCCCATCGATAACACCGACTCGTAGTGTAACAAAAACACCAACGGTTACGCCAACTATTACACCGACTCGTTCAACTACCCCTACAGTAACACCGAGTGTAACAATAACACCTTCTATAACTCCATCAATTACCCCGTCTGAAGTAAAAGTTAGTGATATAGCAATTTATGGTATAGAATTACGTTATAAAGTTGGAATGGTGGAACATTCATACATTGGTGGTGTAAATCAATCTTTACCTGTAAAAGACCAAGGTAATATTTGGGTGTACGGAGAACAATTATTATACAGTGATTATAGTGGGGTGACAAGAGTAATTACTGGTGCTAGAGTACAAATAACCAATCGTAAAGCAGGTGAAATATTTATCAAAAATGGACGTTTGTATTGGGTAATTGGTGATGATATTACAAATTATGAGTTCGCATTATCTAACGAATCTTCATTTAGTTATTAAAATTCATATTTATATGAAATGTATAACGTGAGGTGTATTCGTGGCTGAGACAAGACTTTCTGGCGCATTAATAAGAACTGGAACGAATATCGGACCTGTGAACAAACTATCAGTTGGAGATGTGACCACACCAAGTGGTTCTCTTCATGTTGGCGGTACGACAGTTCTACAACAAATATTAGAAAAAAATACTATTGCTGCGACTGCGGCAACGGGGACAATTAATTTTAATGTATTATCACAAGGGGTGTTGTATTATACAACCAACTCATCGGGTAATTGGACTCTAAACTTCACAGGTGACATTTCAACTACATTAAATAATATAATGTATATTGGGCAAAGTTTGAGTTTGGCGTTTTTAGTAACAAACGGTTCTCCCGCATTTTATGTCACATCTCATACAATTGATGGTGCTTCTGTAACACCAAAATGGCAAGGTGGTGCTGTTCCCTCAGCGGGTAACACAAATTGTATTGATGTGTATTCGTATGTTATAATAAAAACAGCAAATGCTACATTTACTGTGTTAGCATCAGTAATACCTTTCGTTTAATAAGATTGTATGACTCCGGTACTTGGTGCACGAGGTGGTGCTAGTGTTAGGTCGTTTGGTTTATTTGGGGCAATAACACCAACGCCTACGCCTTCAATTACTCGTACTCCATCGGTTACACCAAGTATTACTCCGTCGAGAAGCGTAACGCCTAGTATTACACCATCAATCACAATTACGCCAAGTATTACGCCTTCTATTACTAGAACGCCAAGTATTACTCCGTCAATAACAGTAACAACTACACCTAGTGTTACTAACACCCCTTCAATTACGATAACTCCGTCTATTACTGCTACTACTACGCCAAGTATTACAGTTACACCTTCTATTACTATTACACCATCTATTACAACTACGCCAAGTATTACTAGAACGCCATCTATTACGACTACGCCATCAATTACTATCACCCCAAGTATTACTAGAACGCCTTCTATTACGACTACACCAAGCGTAACTAAAACGCCAAGTATTACTACTACGCCGTCTATTACCACTACGCCGTCTATTACCACTACGCCAAGTATTACGCCAAGTATTACTGTTACACCATCTATTACTAAAACGCCAAGTATTACGCCAAGTATTACCATTACACCATCTATTACTAAAACACCTTCTATTACTACAACACCGAGTGTTACCAGAACGCCATCTATTACGGTAACCCCAAGTATCACACCTTCTATTACTACAACGCCAAGCGTAACAACTACGCCAAGTGTTACACCATCTATTACCACTACACCGTCTATCACAACTACTCCAAGTATTACTACAACGCCGTCTATTACAACTACCCCTAGTGTTACCACGACGCCAAGCGTTACGCCATCTATTACTACCACTCCTAGTATTACCAGAACACCAAGTATTACTACCACGCCTTCTATTACTACAACACCAAGTGTTACCAAAACACCATCTATTACTACTACGCCAAGTATTACTACCACGCCTTCTATTACGACTACACCATCTATTACTACTACGCCAAGTATTACTCCAAGTATTACACCGTCAATTACCACTACGCCGTCTATTACCACTACGCCGTCTATTACCACTACGCCGTCTATTACCACAACACCGTCAGTTACAACTACTCCAAGTATTACAGTTACACCATCTATTACTAAAACGCCAAGTATTACGCCAAGTATTACGTCTTCGCCGGGGATTAGTGTAACCCCAAGTATTACGGTAACACCGTCTATTACTACTACGCCTTCTATTACAAAAACACCGAGTGTTACGGTAACGCCTTCTATTACTACTACGCCGTCTATTACCACAACACCGAGTATTACTCCATCAATTACAACTACGCCTTCTATTACCACAACACCATCTGTTACAAATACACCAAGTATCACTACAACACCATCAGTAACTACTACACCGTCTATCACCACCACGCCTAGTGTTACTACCACACCAAGTATTACTCCATCTATTACCACTACACCATCTATTACTACCACACCAAGTATTACCAAAACGCCTTCTATTACAACTACGCCTTCTATTACTACAACGCCAAGTATTACCAAAACGCCTTCTATTACGACTACACCAAGTATTACGGTAACGCCGTCTATTACTACCACGCCATCAGTAACTACTACACCATCTATTACAACTACACCAAGTATTACGCCAA